GCAGAAACAGAACTCGCAAATATTCTTAGTTCTGAAATTCTTGCAGAAATTAACCGTGAGGTAGTTCGTTCCCTGTATGTCACCGCTGTTAAGGGTGCTCAGACTAATACTACAACTGGTGGTATCTTTGATCTGGATACAGACTCTAACGGACGTTGGAGTGTTGAGAAGTTTAAGGGTCTAATGTTCGCTATTGAGCGTGATGCCAATGCGATTGGTCAACAGACTCGTCGTGGTAAGGGTAACATGGTCATCTGCTCTGCTGATGTTGCTTCTGCACTTCAAATGGCTGGTGTTCTTGATTACACTCCTGCTCTTAGCAACAACCTAAATGTTGATGACACAACCACCACATTTGCTGGTGTTATGAATGGTCGTTTCAAGGTTTATGTTGATCCATATTCTGCCAACGTAGCTGCTTCGCAGTACTATGTTGTTGGTTATAAGGGCACCTCACCTTATGATGCCGGGTTCTTCTATTGCCCATACGTTCCACTACAGATGGTTCGTGCGGTTGGTGAGAACGACTTCCAGCCCAAGATTGGTTTCAAGACTCGTTACGGGATGGCTGCTAATCCGTTTGCTGCATCCGGCGCGCAGGCGGCCGACACCGCCGGCAATACCAATGCTTCACTAGATGCAAATACCAACGCTTGGTATCGTCGGGTAAAAGTCACTAACCTTATGTAAGATAAGGGGTCTAATAGACTTTAGGGGGGTGCTTTCGGGCACCCTCTTTTTTCATCTTTTTTCATCTTTTTTCTTCTTTTTTTGATTTGGTTATTGACATTCTTTAGTGTTTCCTGTATAATTATAAACATGATCAAGAGACATGGTGTTTCTTGAAT